TTTGCATCTTGGACAGTTGCTAGGTTGATGCCGGGTAGGGTTACAGACTCACAACGGAGTTGAATATCTCTGACGTTAAGACCCTGTTCTGAACCAAGGGACATGTTCTGCAACTGTGATGCACCACCAAGTTGTCTTCCTCTTGGTCCAAAGATATTCACCTCATATCGGTTTGGTTGTGCATATCCCTCGTTAGAATGAAATGCAGATAGAATATCATTGAGAACACCGATTGCGGTTCCTTCGAAAAAGTTTTGTCCTACGGCCATTAGATCATGCTCCTAGATTCTTTCCATACCTCTGATGCAGATGCCTTCTTGAACCTCTGCACTGGTAGTAGTGTCGCAATCGTAAACTCGTCTGCATCAATTCTACGAAACCGTGACTTAACCTGTCCCGCAAGATATTTGTGAATGGTAGGACGAACTAACCGTACATTCTTTAGTCCCGAATAGTCAACATCAAGTGTGGTTGACTCATCGAATTTTGTGTTGTTTGAGAAGTCTACAAGTCTGTCCAGCAGTCGAATTCTAAGTGGGATGGGTAGGTAGTGTAGATTAACACCTAGAAATCCATCTGGATAGTTTTCGATGGGAAGAACAAGAGGAAACGTGTCATAGTATGGAAGCGTCTTCTTGAACTTTGGGTCATAGATAAACATGTTCAACCTACCAAAGAATGGGCGTGTTGCCTGCTTACCGTCACGAATCAAGTCTAGTGCGCCTGGTGTACCAAACTCCTTGATCTTGTCCTTGTACCACTCTGTGGAACGTGGACGTTCTCCTGCTGCTTGTTTTACAGACTGAATGTATTTACTCTCTGCCATAGTATTATTTATACGAGATACCCAATTCGTCCTCAGTCAAAATCTTGAATTCCAGACCCCTATCCAAGCACCACTCATTCGCATATTTCCACTTTGCAGAGTTGACACCCCATGTTTTGACCTCATTTAGATACTTCTGAGTCTTTCTCTTGGGTTGTTTGGGTGGTTTGCACTGCACCTTGGGCTTGATCTCAATGATCATCTTCTTGACACTGCCATCGTGCTGTTTGACCTTGATGTAGAAATCTGGAAAATATCGGTGAATACGTCCGTCCCAAGGGGATAAATAGGGTATAATGATTTCTTCACTCCCCCATTCTAGAATGTTCGTACTGTTATCACAGTACACCATGAACTTTCTTTCCCACAAGGAGCGGTAGACTATGTTGCGTGGATCACCCTTATACTTTCTAGGGTTCACTGGTGTATATCGACCTTTGTATGCCATTCGTTATAAATAATTCAAAGTGTATAAGGATATTTAGACATGGCACTTAGAGACGCATTTATAAACGTTGCACAGGGTGCTGCAACTGCTGCAGCAAACAGAGCCGTAAAAACAGTAGTTGGTGGTATTGCAGACGGACTCAAGGGAAGAGGTGGTGACAGTTCTGATACCTCACCTCTAAACAGAGCAGTCGCATCTACAGATACAATTTTGGCATATCCACAGGATGTTGCAACAGATGCGATGCAGGGACACTATGTTCTATTTTCATTTAGAAAGATGAGCGCCGGTAAGATTGAAAATCCTAAAAAAACTATGAGTCAAAATTTCAATAATCTAACCAAACTTGCAAAAGATTTTGGGGTTCCTATTTCAGATTTTCAAAAATTAGAACAACTTGCGTTAGGTGGTGCAACACAGATAAGAGATAAAGATTTTGCTCAGAGACAAGCCCTCCAAGATGGTAAAAATAATCGTTCCCTGACACTATCAATGCGGCCATCTACAACTGTTGTTAAAACAGTTGCATTGTATATGCCACCACAAGTTGAGACAACGTATGCTTTAAATTATGGAGATCAGAATATTTCAATCGGTGCTGAAGCTGTTAAAAATGCAATTGAGAATTATAAGAGTGCTGGGTTGGGTGGTGCAGTCAAAGGTTTAGGACAGGATGGTGGTGAATTTTTTAAACAAATGGGTATCAAAACACTTGATACTGCTGCACCAGGCGCAAAAGCGTTAATTGCACTTCAGACGGGAAAAGTCATAACACCAAGAATGGAACTTATGTTTGAAGGTATTGGAAGACGTTCTTTTAGTTTCAATTTTGTATTCATTCCAAAAAGTCAGGCTGAAGCAAGGTTAGTCAAGGAGATTATTGACTCATTTAAAATGCATATGACACCAGAATTTGCTGCACAATCTGGTGCGGGAATTGCAAGTCCAAGAGCCATGAACATTCCAGATGTGTTTGATATAAACTATATGTATCGTGGAGCACGAAATGAGTATCTAAACAGAATAGGAACTTCATATCTTACAAACCTACAAGTTCAGTATGGTGGTGACCGTTATACTGCTTATGAACCAGACCCCGTAAACGGTGGACCACCACCACAGAGAACTACATTAACTCTTCAATTCTCAGAACTAGAACTTATGGACCGTAATAGAATTGAGGAGGGATATTAATGTATTTCAATACATTTCCTGTAATACCATATGATGCCGTTGGTAACAATGATTTTAAATTTGTCACCAATCTGCTTCGCCGTGTTTCTATTCGTGCAAAGGTAAAAACAAGTACTGCACTATTTGATACCTACGATGTCAAGAACGGTGAAACACCAGAAATGATTGCACACAAATTATATGGTGATACTGAGTATCATTGGATTGTTCTCATGATGAATGATATCGTTGACCGTTATCATCAATGGCCCATGAGCACTCGTCAGTTTCTTGCTCACATCAAGAACAAGTATACGAATGTGGATGGTATTCACCACTATGAGATTTTTCAGACCTCTGGTGATACGACAGTCAAGATCAACATTGGAACAGACAACACAGATTACCCATCTGCAACTCCAATTACAAACAGAGAATATGAACAAGAACTCCAAGACGAATTGAGAAGAATACGACTTCTTGATCCAAATTACTTAGAAGACTTTGTGACCGAATTTGAAGAACTTATGGAAGAGAGCGTTGTATAATGCCTGAGGGTATATTTCGTGCTGGTCATTTTGAACTTAGAGATTTGATTTTGATTTCATCCTCTGGTAAAGAAGTTGACCTTACTGTTTCATGTGTAAACATTACAATTTTTGAATCACTAGATCAGCAGTGTGTCACTGGTGAACTTGCGGTCATGGATTCTGTAAACCTAACTTCAATGTTTCCAATCATTGGACAGGAATATCTCAAAATGAGATTGACTACGCCGACGATTAGAAACAAAGATCAAATGATTGACTATACAAAAAACGCACTGATGGTTACACACATTGATTCAAAGGTAGATATTGGAAATGGTAGTCAGGGTTATATCATTAACTTCTGTTCCAGAGAGTTAGTTGTTAATGAACGTGTTCGTGTGAATGGAACTCTTCGTGGAAGTTTTTCAGATATTGTAAAGGGTATCATGAAAAACAACCTTGAGTCTGGTAAAAACATAAATGTAGAACCAACAGCAGATGTCAAGAAGATGGTTGCACCGAATGTTAAACCTTTAAGTCTAATTGCAGAATGCACTAGACAAGCACTCAGTTCTAAATTTAATGACCCATGTTATGTTTTTTTTGAAACCACGAAAGGGTTTAACTTTAGGAGTCTATCAAGTCTGTATGCACAACCAAGTCTAATCACATATGAAGAATTTATCCAAGGTACAAAGACCAAGAAAGGTGCCGTGGATGTTGAACAAGACATGAGAGGCATATTAGATTTTAGTATTGTTGAGACACAAGACAGTGTATACAGTAATATGAATGGGTCATATGGCTCAACTCTATACACCCACGATATCATCTCTAAAAGTTATCAAAAACATATATATAATTATCTGGACAATTTTGATAAAGAACATCACATTGAGTCCACTAACAGTGAATTCAATGGTGATAAGAAAAGAGACTATCCAATAGTGAGTGACTCTATTATCAGTAAAGACAATAAAAGAATATCCGACTTTCCCGGCCGGACATACGTCGTTCCTGTCAATGGTTCTGGGACTGATAATAGTCAGGCTGATGAATTCAATTCAAATGTATTCACTTCATATCGTCCACAGTTTACCATACAAAGAAGAAATTCTCAGATGAATCAACTTAACAGTGGGTTCATTGTTAATCTTATTGTTCACGGCAATACTGCAATTGCTGCGGGTGATATCGTAGATGTTAACATACCATATACTGCATCAACAAAAACACCAAGAAATGAGTTGTATGATAACATATACAAGGGGAAATTTTTAGTTTCAAAAATAAGACATGATTTTTATCCTCTGGATAAATCTCATGTTATGAATGTGCAAGTGGTTAAAGACTCACTGCCAGAAAGTTTACCATCTGGATTTAATCCAGAGATTGTCGAAGACAATCCTAATTTCAACGAAGAAGTTTTCTAAGAAAGGAGACGCCCATCTCAAAAAAATCTATATCCCAATACAAACAGCGAAAGGAAGATAAAATGGCTAAGACCAAGAATCGCATTAAGAAATTGAACTTTCAGAGGCAGGAACGTAAAATGGAATTGGAACCACTTTCAGAGAATGATAAATACATCATAGAAATGTCAGGATATAGAAAAGGGCAGATGCAAAATGAAGAGTTTTCACGAACTACAGGAAGGGGTTTACGACCCCAACATATTTAAAGCATTTTTCCTAGCAGGTGGGCCTGGCAGCGGTAAGTCATACGTTGTCAGGCGCACCACTGGGGGAACAGGACTCAAGATTGTCAACTCAGACGATGCTTTCGAGAAACTGTTGAAGGATGCTGGTCTATCTCTTAAGATGCCTCCAGAAGAAGAGGG